ACCGGCGCAATTTGGGCGGGCGGTACATTTGTAAATCTTGTGGACGAATTCGCGCACGTTGATAATAAATTGATTGTTAAATCCGCCGATTTATCCATTTCGTATGACGGTGGCCGAACAACACAATTGAAATTGGTTTATCCAAACGCATTAATTAAAAACTACGAACCCAAAAAGCATAATCGGGATCCGTGGTATTACAACGGGCGGGAGATCTAACCATGGACACATTTCGCGCATTGCAAAGATTAATATCCCCAATTATAACCCGCGTCCGCCGGGTGTGTTTGGGCGCAATAATTCGCCGCGTGGACGATGGCGGCGATTTGCAACGGATGCAGGTTGAATCAATCGGCCACAGCGTTTATGACAATGTTGAAAAATTCGAACAATTTGGTTTTACGTCAAATCCGCCGGTGGGATTGGATGCGATTATCATTGAACGTTGCGGCAAACACATAATTGTGGCAATTGGCGACCGGAAATACCGCATTAAAAATTTGGAATCCGGCGATACGGCGGTATATGACGTGCGCGGCCAAACAATTATTTTGAACAAAACCGGCATATCGGTAACGGATGCGCACGGCAACACGGTTATAACAGATTCAAACGGCATAAACACAACCGACACCAATGGCAATAATGCAAAAATGGACGGATCCGGCATTAATTTGACCGATATAAATGGCAATAATATCACAATGGCGGCATCGGGCGTGAATATCAATGGCGTTTTGATAACCCAGGCGGGCGTTGTTACAACACCAGCAACGGTCACAACCGGCGGCGCATTGACGGCGGGTGGCGCAATAACATCTGGTGGCGATGTAACATCCAGTTCCGGCAAGACACTGGATACCCATACCCACGAAATCGCCCAAACATTATCAATTACCGGCGCATCAACATCCGGACCAACGGCAATTACCGCAACAACAACACCACCAACCGCGTAAATTGTTTTATTGCGTAAAAAAGACCGCGCACCACGCGCAATGATAGATATATGGAACGCGACATTGAACTTAATTATGTGAAATCGGCGGATGATTTGGATGTCCAGGTTGTCGGTGGCGACTTAAAATTGGGATCGTCATTATCCAATCGGATTATAATTTCGCTTTTCACATGGGCGGCACCCAATGACGGCGATAACGTCCCAGATGGCGTAACGCCCGGCGGATATTGGGGCGATAATGTTGCGTCACGCGATACGGAAACGCCCGGAACATTTGGATCGCGCGTTTGGGAATTGGACGGAAAAATCACGGATGAAACACCCGAATTGGTGGAAACATACGCCCGGGAATCGTTGTCTTGGTTGGGAACGGATGAAAACGTTGCTGAATTCACGGTTACCGCCGCCAGACATGGCATTTCACAGATTGATTTAACCGTAACGATAACAATGGCAAATGGCGAAATGCAACGCCTGGTTTATGCCGATATTTTGAATTGGGGGAAATAAACAATGGCATTCACACGTCCAACATTGACCGAATTAATCAACCGCATTTGCACGCAAATTAACACCCATGTGGAACACGCAAACGCATTTGTTAAACAATCTGTATTCAATGTTTGGGCGAAAATAATCGCCGCATTGCATTTGGATTTATATGTTTATTTGGACCAAATGGCAAAAAACTTTTTTATTACAACCGCCGATATTAATGGATTAATGGCACGTGGTGCGGATATTTCGGTTTTTCGCAAAAAGGCATCATTTGCCGCGGGTAATATTATCGTGCGCGGAACGGCGGCAACAAATATTCCGATGGGAACGGTTTATACAAACGCCGCGGAACAACAATATAAAACAACTGCCGATATGGTTATTGGGGCGGATGGTGAAGTATCAGTACCAATCCAGGCGGTAAATGCTGGCACAGACGGCAACGCCGCGCCCGAAAGTGAATTTACCTTGGTAAATCCGATTGTGGGGGTCCAAACGGCGGCAACGGCGGACGAATTCGGCATAACCGGCGGTACAAACATCGAAGGGGTCGAAGAATATCGCGCCCGGTTATTATTGGCATTGCGCAACGAAGTCGGTGCGGGCGACACGGCATTTTATGAAAATGCGGCATTATCACGCCCCGGCGTTACGCGCGCACGCGCATTTCGCACCTATGCCGGACCCGGCACGGTTGGTGTTACATTTATGATGGATGATACATATTCGGACGGTATACCACGCGCCGGCGACATCCAAGATATGCAAGAATACCTGGAATCAATAATGCCGGCGGATTTGAACGAATTGATTGTATTTGCGCCACAAACAACAATGATTAACATTGTGATTTATGATTTGTCGCCCGATACTGCGGCAATGCGGACCGCAATAAACAACGAATTAATTACATTATTTCGCGGATATGATTTTGGTCAAACAGTATATCGTGGCCAGATTGAAACTGCGATCGGTTCAACCCCGGGCGAAATTTCACACGTTTTAATTCAACCAACAACCGATACCACAATATCGCCATACGGAATTGCGATTTTGGGAACGATTACTTATGGGGTAACTGATTAATGGCACATTCGGACAAACAATATCGTGATGCGGCATTGGCAATGTTGCCAAATGGACCGGCATGGAATCGCGCCGCCGGTTCGGTTATGTATTCTGTTATGTGGGCAATTGGCGCATGTATGGCGGTTTTAGAAAACGATTTGTCCCAGATTGCGCTGGAAACCCGCATACCATTTGCCGATCAGTTATTACCAGAATGGGAAGCCGATTATGATATTCCAACCGATCTCACATTGTCGGTCGAAGAACGCCGCACAAAATTGATTCAAAAATCGGAACGCAAGGCATTTCCGTCCGAATCCGAATTGATACGATTGTCAAACATGGTCGGGTACACGATCCAAATTGTGCAACATTTACCGTTTTGTTGCGGGGATCCAAAATCCCAATGCGGATTAATTGAACGCGAAATTGGGGTTACGCGGTCGGTTTTGGGAATTATCGTATTGTCATCATCTGGCATATTATCATTGGCCGATTACACAGATTATATTCAATCGTTTTTGCCCGCACATGTTGAATTGGGCGTGACGGTTGCAAATGAATAAAACAAAGGGGTAAAAAATGAAATGGATACCACCATTTGGTGCAGAAAGCGAAGATGAACGTTATACAAATGCCGCGCCAACATTACCGGGTTCAAACCCGCCGGCAAAGTTTTTTAATGAAATACTGGACGAATTATTGGCGGTTATTCGCGCGGCCGATATGACCCCAGACGGTACCGTACAGCATCAATTGGCGGATGCAATTGTATATTTGACGGAACGCGCTGCAACATCCGGCGTTACCAAGGGTTCGTTTTCATTTGGCAAAACAACCGCCGGTTCATCGCCCCAGGCACCTGCGGAAATCGGTCAAACATACATTGATTTTACAACATTGAATACATACGTGTCCAATGACGGCACCACATGGACCCAAAGCGGAACATTTGTCCCACCTGTTGGTATTGATTATACGATTTTGATTACGTCAAAATTCTGGGACATACCCGAACAGGCGGGCCAGCAAGGCGGTGAAGCAAAATATAATCACACGGACGATGTTTGGGCATTCTGGCCACAAATTATTTCATTTAACAATGCATCGTTAACTGGTGTGTCAACATGCCCAACACCCGGCGCGGGCGCACCATCAAACCAAATTGTTAACAAAGATTATGTGGATAACCATTTTGTATCAACCGTTTTGGCGGTTATGTATCCGGTTGGCGCGATTTATTTGGGAACACAAAACACATGCCCAATGGCAACGGTTATGCCCGGCACCACATGGGAATTGGTTGGTACCGGCCGCGCATTGTGGGGTGGTAACGGCAGTAACGGAAACACAACAATCGCCGCCGGGTTGCCGAATGTTTTGGCGGCAATGAATACAACCGGTTTGAACGGCGGCGCATCTGGCGCATTAACATTCCGTAATGACGGAAATTGTCCGCACGGTTGGGATGGCAAATATACCAATTATCAACATTTTGAGTTTGCTGCATCATCTTCGAATTCCACATTTGGCCAATCAAATACGGTTCAACCGCCTGCATACGTTGTAAATATCTGGCGCAGAACAGCATAAAACAAAGGGGTTAAATTATGGCAGAACGCACATACGCAAGAATTATAAACGAAGAAACATACGAAGTTCAAATCGGGGTCGGTTGCGATACCGCATATTATATTGAAATCGGCATGGAAATTATGAATGTCGAACAAGCATATAATGGTCGTTGGTATGTTTTGGGCCATGCACCAACACCCCCAGAACCAACCGTTGACGAAAAGAAAGATACTGTCCGTATGGTTCGCGACCAATACATTAACGACATTGAATGGCGTGCATCGCGTTATCGCGATCAAATGGATATAGGCATACAAACAACCGACACGCCCGCAATGTATATGAAAATCCTGCGGTATATGCAATACCTGCGCGATTACCCAGAATCAAGTGAAACTTGGTACGAACAAAACCCATTAACATTTGACGAATGGGTCGGATAAACCGTTTTATTGCGTAAAATCCGCAATAAAACACGAATAAAATTATAAAAAACAATGGGGGTAAAAATGGCTTTAAAAAGATTAATCCGCGAAGGACAAGCACCGCGGTTACAAACCAAAACCATTACCGAAAACGGCGAATACAAACCGGACGAAAAATACGATGGTTTTCGCAAGGTTATCGTTGATTGCCCGGGCGATGTTCCGGCGGTGGTTAATGAATTAAACGTAACGCCAACAACATCGGCACAAACAATCACACCGGAAACCGGCGTTGATGGTTTTGCGCCGGTCAAAGTGGCGGCGGTTGATGCAACAATCGATGCTAATATTACGGCGGCAAACATTGTATCTGGCGCGACAATTTTGGGCGTTGCCGGATCGGCAATTGAATTGGATGGCGAAACAGTTTCCATAACGCCAACAACATCGGCACAAACAATCACGCCAACGGCACCCAAAAACGGCATAACCGAAGTATCGGTTGCGGCAGTAACGGCGGCAATTGATGCGAACATTGTGGCGGAAAACATTAAATCTGGCGTAACCATATTGGACGTGTTGGGTTCATACCAGGGATCCGGCGGAACGGACGAATACGCCAATTACATTTCAATCGAAAACACCATGAAAGGCACCAGTTATGTCGAAGCGGACGAAATCGATACCGCATGCGACCAAATTTCAATGTTCTTGTACGGAACGGCCAACGTATAAACCAATTAAAAAACCAAAAGGATAAAAAATGTCTGATTTAACAACACTTACCGGCGCATTGGCAACAATGAAACAAAAAATGGTCCAACGCTTGACCGACCAAGGTGTATCCGGCGTGACCACATCAACCCCAATGCAAGATATTGTGGATGATTTTGCGACTTTACGTGCGCTGGATTATGATACCACAACCATTACAGAAAACGGAACATACGTTGCGTCTGGCAACAAAACCGGGTTCAACAATTTTGTTGTAAATGTTCCATCCGGCGGACCAGCATCACACAAAAAATATAAATTATTGGATCGTGTTTATGAAGATATTAACGGCGATTCAATCGGAACTGTTGTTGGATTTCATGTGGATGCAAACAATGTTGAATATGCGATTGTTGCGTTGGATGCAGCATATCGTTTGGCAAGCGGCCAATACATGTCCAATAACAGCGCGGTAACCGGCATGACAAATTATAACAACGCCGGCGCATACGGCGCACTGGAAACCGCAACTGATAATTGCACCAAAATTTTGGCACAATGCACAACCAGTGGTTATACATCCAGTGCGGTGTCCCATTGCCGCGGTCAATCATTTACAATCGCGGGCGATACATACGCCGGTCAATTGCCGACAATCATGGAATTATTAAAAATCCTTGAATGCCGCGAAGCGGTTAATACAGCGGACCCAACAGCAACCGAATATTCTTCATTGGTAATACCAAACAATCAGAATATGTGGGCATCTACCCAGTTCCTCAGC